TACATCTGCGCGGTAGTGTCCTGCGTTAATTCCTCTGTCCAACGCTTCGTTAGCGATCTGATCCATTGAGTAGCCAGTGTCTGCAAAGTCAGCAGCAAGCCAGTCTGCATCTTTAATCTTTGGCATACCCTCAACACCAGCTCTCAGGTTCTTGTTCTGTGCCAGTAATCTATCTACGTTTCTTTGACGCATCATGTCACTGCCATCAAACCTGGAGTAGTATTGGAGTTTGGCTGCGTTCTTAAAAGTCTCTATAGCTCTGGGGATATTTGCACCCAACCCCGTTACTGTATAAGCATTGATTATGTTTCCCAATGCGTTCCGACTGTGGTATCCAGGTCTAACCGCTAGAGTCCATGACTTCCACGGTTCCTGTATGCCATCAAACACAGCCAGAAACTTTCTCAATGCTTCTGAATCTATGTTCTCACCGGAGATAAGTTCAAGCTGATCACTGATCTGCTTGGCTACATGTCTCGGAGTCTTGAAAGACATAGCTCTCTTATCTTTGCCAAGAACGCTCCAAACTTTCTGACGCGCATCAGAGGATGCTTGCATGGCTATCCTTGGGGTAGCACCGCCAGCTATCGCTGCGTCATATGCCTTTACCTCTGCTTCTTTTGCTGCAGCTAAGATGGCTTCCTCGTTTTGAAACCTATCCTTTATTCCTCGGGGTGTTACCCACCCCTTCATATCCTCTGTTGCATCTAACCAGACAACATTCCCTTCTTCATCAATGGTTCGGTATTGGAATTTCTTGGAGTCATCTGGATTCCTTTTGACCCAATTCCCAACATTCACCATTGGCTTTATATTTTTGCTTCCAGGGTGGACACCTATGTTGTCACCAAAGTCTGTGACTCGGTTTATGAAGTTGTGTCTTTGCTGTGATACTGCACTCTCAAGACCACGCAGGGGAATGGCTATACCAGGATCAGTGTGAAAGAACTTTGGTTCGGGTCCACCACCCATACCCTCAAGTCTGCCCATAAGCTCTAGGTTCTTTTCATCAACAGAACCCTTCATCTTTCTGCCACGCATGAAGGCTTCTCTGGTGATAAACTGTGATGGCTCTATTGCACCGGGAGCACCAGCAGGAAACAGGTCATCAGCTCTGCCTTCCCTAATAGACTTCCTGGCAGCGGGGGTAACTCTGTCTGGGAAATACCCAACATCATCATGCACCCTTTGCACCATTATACCTTGAGCAGCTTCCTGTTCCATGTAGTCATGGAGGGTGTCTTCAAAACCCTCTATCTTCTTTGATGCACCAGCACCAAGGATCTCATCTGTATCCTTTATAAGTTTAGCTGTAGGATCTGCTAGTCCAGCCCTATACACCTCTGGTCTTTCAATAAAGTTCCTTACTGCTGAGTGTATGACTTCAGGGGTCTTGCCTGTGGTAGCAGCGATGTCTGCCATCCACTCATTCAATTCCTTTTCATCTGTGGCAAGCTTCTTTCTGAAGGGGTGAAGCAAGTCTTCCGACTCCTGTGCTACACCCTTGACTAACCTACTCTTTCCATAAGGAACATTAAAGGTTCTGGCTACATCATGTAGTTTTTCAGAATCCTTTATCTTCTGTAGGTATTCAGCTACTCTGCGTGGTGTGTGCTTTTTGGTTTTTATTCCAATCCCTTTGCCCACATTATAGATGGTCTTGCCCAGAGCACCACCTCCGTAAGTAAGTGGGTCAGTGAGCACATCACCAGCAAAACCGACAACACCTTTAAGGAATCCAGGCATGTTTTCAGGAAGGAAGTCTTGGGTTCTTATATCCTCTTCCCCCATCCAGCCTTTCCTAGCACCCTCTATAAACCCCTCACCCGGAGTGAGATCAACACCACCGAAAGCTTTGTATATATCACTGCCCAGCTTGGACTCCTTCAGACCCACCATACCGGCAGCTCTTGGTCTTCCAAGCAAACTCAGGTAGTCAAGAAATCCTTTGTCATCTTTAGGTGCGAGCTTGGTTTTTCTATCCCGCTCTATTAGCTTAGTTTCTAATAGCTTTCTCTGCTCTTTGGGATCACGCTTTAGGAAAGAATCGGATACATTGACTTTGAAGTTTTGCCCTCTGTAATCAAATTGAATTCTCGGCATACCTTATCCTGGTGTGATCTCACCAATCTCTTCTCCGGTTGCTTCGGCAGCCCCCACCCCAGCACCACCAACATACGCACGAGCTGCTTCAAACAGATCTTCTTCCTTTGCATACTTCAGGTGTTCAGGTAGGTCAAGCTGTCCGGTAGCCCAATACGTCATTAGTAACCGAGCTGCAGCATCTTCACCCTGTGAGGCATAGACTTGGCTCAGAGTGTTCATAGCTCTCTCTGTCTCTGTCTTGCCAGTTAGTTGGGCAACCTGTCCGGTTATTTCCGCTGCTTCCTTCGGACCCATACCAACCTTAACGAGCCTCTTGTAAGCCATCTGTGGGCTATCAGGCATATCACCTTCTCTAAAGACTGCATCGAACTGTTTGGCGTATCGCTCATTCTGTGTGTATGCTGCACTCATCTTAGACATTTCACTGGCTCTCTCAAAGAACTTGTCTGGAGAGCCACCAGCAGCAGCGATTAGGAAACCGTACTTCAACATCTTCTTCATGTCACTCCTACCTTTCGCTGCATCTGCTTTAGCTTGCTCAGAGAAAGATAAGAGATCTTCAGGTGGTGCCCACTCAGCTCTTGGTTGGGGAAGTGGTGCTCTCACTACTTCTTCTTCACCACCCAATGCCCCGTATATTCCGGTTGTCGCACCAAGCCCCACACCCGCTCCAGTCAATCCCGAAAGGTAAGGATGTCTACGAATGTATCCCGCTGGTAGACCGGGAACGGAGGCATCCCCCGCCATCTTTGTTCCAGCAGTACCTGCTGGTTGGCTCTGGTAACGCGTCATCGGTGGTTTCCCGGCACCTCCGCGAGTAGCCCTCAATGGTCTTGTACCGGAACCCAACACGCCCCTGGTTCCGGGTGAACCCGCAATGCCTTTAGCTTTTCTTCCCCAGCCAGAACCTCTAGCCAGCCACGGACCTAACCTCGCAAGCCAAGGTGCTAACCTTGCCGCCCCCATTGCTAGCGGTATAAGTGGTGCTGCCATTAGTTATTCCTCCAATCAAAGGGAGCCATAGTCTGCCCCTCTCTTCTTCTTCGTATGTCTTCTAAAACCTTTTGCAGCCTATCCCTTATCGGATTCCACACACCGCGTAAGTCTTCTCCTACATTCTCTCTCAGTGCTTGACCACTCCAGTCAAATCCACCACCCATCTGAACTCCTGGATCACCTAAGTTATAGGTTCCAGTATTTCTATCTTGAACTGTGGGGAATTGGCTTGGGTCTACACGAGGAACGAATCGTGGTGGTGGCATTTGCTGTCTTGGGATAGCGAACTGCTGTCTCTCAATTTCTCTTACCCTATTTCTTAGGTCTGCCACTCGTGGTGGACCAAGATTTACAATGCTAGCAGGATGGTGTAAAGAACCACCAACTGTTCCTGGTCTTGTGTTCATGGGGTCGCTCACCCTTGGCTGAACCCTTCGTGGAGCAGGGGCTGCTCTAGCTCTTGGCACTCCAGCCCATCCGGGGTCGCGCCCCATTGATCCTGGCACGTTGGGATCCTGCCTACCCCAATGTAATGGATTCAATGGTTGGGCAGACCACATAGGATTAGCCCTTTCTGGTGGCAGCTCTCTCCCCGGACCCATCACAGGTTCTGGTGGAAGAGCTGAAACCCTTATACCACCCTGGTGAACAGGGAATCTGGGTTCCTCCCATTCACTTTTAATTTCTTTGGTGCCATCGTTCTTTTCGATCATCACCTTCTTGACTAGATCATCCTTCTTATAATCTCTAGCAAAGAATCCAGGTTTAGTCCTCTGGAATGGTATCGCTCCTGCTGGTGCAGGTGCTACGTTGGCTCCTGGTTGCATCCCTCTCAAGTAGGGATCAGCAGCCATCCTTTGTGATGCTTTTAACGAATCAGCATGTTGTTTTCTTAACCAGTCTATAAATGCCATTATACTATCCACCAAGGTTTCTGTTGTCTTCGGAATTGCCCCATCATGGATGGAAGGTCACCGGTTCTCCCACCAACTACAACTCCTGGTGCCTGACCTGGCTTTCCACCCCGCATCTCTTCAACAAGAGATTGAAGGAAAAGTTGAGAATAGAAATCATCTAGCTCTGTGTCTTCCGCTGGTTTTTCTGGAATTATCTTCGGAGTGTATGATTGTGGTTTTGCATCCATCACCCTTTGTTTGTCAGACAAGACAGCAGCAGTATCTACATCTGATGTAATAGGTCCGTACGCTTCACGCCCCTCCCTTTCTGCTACTATATCCGGGTCAGGGCTTAATCCAGGTGGGATAAAAAGAGGTGCTACAGCTTCAACTCCAGTCTTAGCTCCACCATATATAGTCTCAAAGAGCCTTTTCCACTCTTCCGCAGTTTGTGGCATCCCTATTCCTAACATAATCTATCCCCCTACATTCCCATTATTGCTTTAGAGGCAAGAGCAGCTATGAGTGTCTCTGCACCACCAGCACCACCTGGACCTGTGGCCCGTGACAGACCACCATAATCACCTTGTACACTGGAAAGGTATTGACCCAGTGCCTGTTGTGGCAACTGAGACTGGTATTCGTACCTTGAAATATCCTGGTCAATAGCAGCCTGATCGAGAGCTTGTTGCTGTGCTCCAATCCCCTGCGCTGCACCATATATTCCTAACGGAGCAGACATCAGGGATGGATACATTCCCATTCCAGCTCTGGCTCCTTCCATTCCCTGCATACCGTAACCCATGCCAAACTGTTGAGCACCTAATCCCATCTGTGCAGCAGGAAGTCTTGATGCTTCTGCTTGCTGTTGTGCCCCAAACATGGCTTTGGCTATGTTATCTGATACTCTCTGGTTAGCGGATGAGAGTGCTTTTGATTGGAGAAGATCTCCTCTCGTACCACCACCGGGTTGAAACCCTACCATCTTGGATCTAATTCCTGGTAGCATCTCTTCTTCTAACTGACCCATTGCTTCTCTTCGATAGACATCAGCCACATCACCAAACTGCGTGGTATCTACATCTCCAGCAAGTAACCCACCATATTGATCTTCACTGAACGGAGTCATGGCAGCATATCCTGCAGTGGATTGTGGCTGCCCCATTATATTTCCCTGACTCATCGCGCTTTGAGCGTAAGGAAGAACACCGGGGCCACCAGCTCCTCCCAACAAAGCCTGTTCTGCAGAAGACATCATGGCTTGAGTTCTTGGACCCATAGTGTATTGGGTAATCGCATCCATCGCTGCCTGTTGCTGTGGCGCAAACCCAGCCACCCCAGGAGCCACTTGTCCTATAGCTGCTGCACCGGGAGCTTGAGTTCCTGCAGCACCATAGAATTCAGGTGAAAATCCACCGCCTTGGAGCATATCAAGTCCACGCTCCATTCCCTCAACCAAATAAGGTTCTTGCTTATCCCAAGGTTGAGTAGTCGTTGTCGTTACTTGTGTTCCACCTGCCATAATTGTTCTCCGTTACCTAAAATAGGAAATGTTGCTACCTATTGCTGTCTGTCCGGGCACATCATCTGATGGAATCAGAGACTGTCCTACAGTAATGTAAGGTTCATTATTCCATTCAGTTCCAGTAGCTAAATCCCCAGGCATATAAGGAAAGTATGGGAATCTTTCAATATCTGTAGTGTAAAATTGTGCAAAAGGATCTGATTCTATGCCTGTCTGATACCTGCCACCAGGATCTGATGGATGAGAATAATATGAATATATAGGATAGGCATACTGATACCCTGATACATCTGGCTGTGGCAGTCTTCCCTGCACCCCAGAAAGTGACTCCTCACCTATCCTCCCTGCTGTGCCACCACCATACCCAATATAGGGAGATCTACCTGGATCAGTCCATAAACTTTCTGTGCGGTCATATAAATTTCTACCCTCATCAGATCCAAATTCATTCCAATGCTGTAGACCCCATGATGCTGCACTCTGTGGGCTGCCACCAATATCCAATGGCAATGAACCCGTTGCTCCGGTTGGTCTTGACAATCTCCTGTTGTATTCTTTTAAAAGATCAGGCTGACTCTTCACATAGTTAGCAAAAACATTCGACCCCATAGCAGCTAATGGAGCTTGCCACTGTACATTGGGTGGAGTATAGTCTAATAAGCTGCCATCACCAAATGTGTAGTCTTCAGCGGAAAGACCTGTCGGTAGGCTTAAATGTGCTTGTTCCGGTGTTATAGGCATTATTGCATCCTCTGTTTCAAATCTTTAGTGATGACTGAATAAGAGTGTTTCCAGTCTTTTAGTCTTCGCACCATTCCCTTTCGTGTCCACGCTTCTAAAGCGGAACACCCATTGTTGATGGCAAACCCTTCCACCATAGGAAGGAAGTCATACCAGTTGTCCATTCCATGACCATCTTTGGAAGCAAGGGTAATGACTCTTAGTATTCTTTTTCTGGGGTAGGTGATGATTTCGGTTATCATGGCTGCGATGACTTCATCGTTATTCATCGCCACCCACAGGTTCATCTGCCCTGTGTCAAGGTGAACCACCAAATCCTCTGGTTCCAGCTCACCCTCTGCGTAACGCAGGGATACTCTGATCAAAGGAAGAACATCATCCCATATATAGGTGATGTCATCTGACTCAATCAGATGAACATTAACTCCTTGCGGAGTCTTGCTCTCTCCTTTTATATCAAGATCAGTCAACATCATCCTAGAAGCACCCAGCTCCCTGGTGAACCTTTCTTGTAGTAATAGATACCCTCTCCAGATCCTGGGTTCCAGTCGGTTCCATCCGCATAGCGCATGTCACCTTCCCTTGGTCTTGATGGTTCAACGTGCATCCTCTCCAGTCTGAATGTGGCTTGGTTGAACAGGGTGTTGCCTAGTCTTTTTAGCTCTGTGACAACATACATTCCCAGATCTTCTGCCTCTTCTGGGAGTGGTCCTGGCTCATAGAGTGTTACGCTCTTTACAACTCGATCTGAATAGGTAGCCATCAGCTTGCCATCCTAGATCCTCTTCTTCCAGCATCCTCCACCTCTATTGAATACCCATCCAGCTCCCAGTCCATGTCTCCAGTAGATTCAAACTTCACCGCATAGAACTTTCCTGTGGCTCTAACTGATACTTTAGATTGCGTATCAGGAGTGAATTGAACTGGAGTTTTCCATGAGATACCTTCTTCTGTTGACATCTGGGTACCCACATAGACATTCACCAGATTCGTACTGCTGACTGTCATCTTGGGATAGATGGCTTTGATTCTCTTAACTGAGCTATGATCTGGAACTCCCTGCTCATTCATAGACAAGCCACTCCTCTCCACAAAGGAAGTCATATCTGTCGTATCTTCCTTGTTACCTGATCCATTACGATACAGTTTGGTATCGGTTGGAGAAGCAAACAAGAGAACCTTATCAGTTGAGTCAAAGCTCGTTGTCCAAGGTCCAGCTACCGTGTTCCACTGGTTGGTGGAGTCTGCCCATGAGGTAGATCTGGTTGGATCTCGGATAACCCCGTACCCCATGTGTGCTAGATCTGGAAGGTTCCTGATAACAAAAGTATTGGTAACGTAATTCCACACCACAGCCTGATCGCACTGGCTTCCTATGCTACCATCTGACACATAGCAAAACAGGATCTCTGATCTACCATAGTCAGCAGCAACAAAACTCTTGGATACCTGATCGCCATCAATCTGGGTGAATACATACTCTTTCAACTTTTGGGGAAGGATTGGTTTTAATCTCTGACCATCATTGATATAAAAGTTTCCTTTCCCAAAGATTGCATGTCCACCGTCAAACTCTGCTACGCAGTTCTTAGAGATAGCTCCAATGGTTGGAGAGAGTTGTCGGAAGGAGAAGATGAACGGAACCCCCACGAACTGCATGGAATAGGTTGCATCTTCCTTGTAAATCATAAAGGCATCTCTTAACTGAAGTCCGTCAAGGATGTCACCTTTTGTGTCAGCTAATTCATACTCCCCCGCATCGACCGTAGAGTCAGTTTCATTCCATGAGGTGGGTGTTGCTTGTATAGATGCTTCCGTACTCCACTTCACTAACCTTGGGTAATTAACTCCAGCCTTCTGAACATAAAGAGCGACCAGGAACGTGCGGAAAGCTCTCATAGACCTACAGTACACATTAACAAACACAGGAGCATCATCTAAATGGGTAGCTCCAGTTGTACCATTCTGTTCTCTGGAGATTCCAGTGAATGTTGTGGAAGTCACTCCAGTATAAGAGATGTCTTCTGAGTCTACAGTAAAGGTTCCAGTGATTGGGAAGTCAGCAGTGCTGTCTACTGTTATATTCCCCGTTCCATCTGTTGTACTTATTGCTCCATTCAGAAGTGTTAAGCTGGGCCAGTTATTAAGATCCTGCATCTTAGTTGTGGAGAGCGGAATCCCATTTGTCAAAGCCCAATACTGAGGATCATCAAACCCATTGGTCATTACTAGAACACCACCTATAATCGTGGAAGTCCAGTTCTCTGCTGCAGTAGCTGAGTAGTCTCCACCAGAAGCCCTAGTTACGTCATACCATACATTAGCTCTTAAGACTGTAGAATCATCAGCATGGGTTGCTGGTGTTGTGGAATTCGCTCCTCTAGCGATAGTTCCTGCAAACGTAGTAGCAGTCTTTTCGGTATAGGTTATATCCTCTGAGCCTATCGTTATAGTACCAACATCCTCAAAATCAGCTGTACTATCTACAGTAATATCAGCAGTAGAATCAGGGTCAGTTATATCCATATCTAAAAGAGTAGACAGATTAGTATTGTCATACACATAGATCTTAGCTAAACCACCCACTATCCAGAACTCTGGTATTCCTAGAGTTAATTGTGTCAGGAGATAGGGTGCAACTGGGCATGTAGCCATGACCTCTGCATAGCCAGGAAGCTTTCTTATGGAACCTTCATCTGTCTTTACATTGTTGCCATCGCTCCAGACATTAGGTGGGAGCTGCCAGGGAGAAGTCTCCTTGACAATACCTACCTGCCCAACATTGTCAATCGGGATCAGTGCCATTACGGAGCAACGTAGTCAGGATCATTGGGCCAGCCAGCAGTTACACCACCAGCCTCATCATAAGCCTTGATAGCATCCAGATCAGCCAGCGCATCTATTGCGGTTTCCTTGTCGTTTGATTCGGTTCTGATTGCTGCTCTGTAGGTTTTCCAGTCTGCTGGCATTGCGGTTCCGCCATCATGCTCCCTGATACTCATCCAGTCTGAATGAGCCAGTGTGATGATGCTATGCTTTTTACTTT